CACAGCCGTGAGCGTGATGTACGACGCCGCCCTGAAGATATTCGTCAGCGGCTACCGCGCTATCAGTAAGGGCCGCTATTTCGGCACAAAAGGTTACTACACGATATGGGAGGAAAGAGCAAACATATATTGGGGAAAAACTAAAGAGTAAAGCTATGGCAAACAAGCGAGACAACCTGTTGTACAGGCTACGGAAAAAGGGCGTACAGGCCAATACCCGTGAACGCGTTATCTTCTTCGGCGTGGGTGGCGCGCCGTTCAAGATAAAGCAGATAAGACGGCTGTGCCGTGAGTTTCATTTCAATGTGCAATTAGTAATACAATAGACAAATGAATACTTATATTTTAATGTTATCAAAAACCTTTCCAAAGGGACATCTCCATGCCGGAGAACAAACCTTTTTTAAGGAGAAGCTCGGTATAAGCAAACTACATACTATTCGTGCAAATTATTCTCTATGGGAACAGCGTATTGCTGAAATACAAGCAGGTAAAGGTGTCTTGTCTATCCGGCAATGGGTGGGCAAACCGTATAAGAGCAAGCAGATTGAAATTGCACAGCTGACTGCAAATGAGGGTGTCGGTATTCAGAAACTAATATTTATCGACAATAATATCATGCTACCTGTTATTGAATATGGGTCAGGTAACGAATTCAAATCGATGGATAGATACATGTTTGCAAAAAATGACGGCCTTTCTTTCAAAGATTGGAAAGCGTGGTTCATGAACTATGATTTATCGAATCCGTTGGCAATCATTCATTTTACAAATTTTAGATATTAATATTAAGATGAGCAAGGAAAAACGAACTATCGAAATTGCCCCAAGACTGATAAGTCCCGGCGGGCGTATAACGGAGGTGTTGGAAAGTCGCGGGCACGAGTGTACTTATTGTCAGGGTAATGGCTATTTTTGGCAGGAGAACTGCTATCGGGAACGCTACAAGCAGGAGTGTCCAATCTGCAAAGGCAGCGGACGGCTTGATGCAGTGGTAACGATTGAGTGGAGGGCGAGCAAATGATACAAATAGGCGACAAATTCAAGGTACGATGGGTTGGACATGACGAGTGTTATAAGGGGCGCCTCTATCAGGTGACGAGTTTCCTCGAAGGCTGCACCTGCGGAAAGCCCGCATTCATCACCGGCAAACCGGAAGAACCCCGACGTCCTCATTTACATATCCGGGCAAAACTGATAGACGCTCCGGCAAAGTACATGATAGGTGAAGGCGGGTTCGTATTTGGGCCGCTGGACCCTGAAACGCTACACGACATTGACGCTCCTGATGAGTTATGGATAGAAATAGTGCGACAAAAAGGAGACCAGTTGAGCCTATTTTGATAACAAAAAGTAAAGAAAAGATGAAGTTAAAGTATTATTCGATGACCCCGAACGACAAGCCCGATTGGTTGTTGCGGTTGCAGTTTGAAGTCAGTCAGCACTACGCACTGCGTGGTATAGAGGATACACCCGAGGACTGGCTGGACCTTCAGGACTTCATAGACGCTTTCATTCGCAGTTTATACATGCGTCGGGACTTCAAGATAAGAAGCGAGGTGACGGCTGATCTGCTGACCGAAGACGGAGAGACACGTCTCATTGTTAAGCGAAACGGCAAACCTTTGCAAGTGTATTACATTCAAAAATAACCCCCTATTAAGCAGAAGACGGGGAAAATCATAATCAAACTTCAAAGAAAAAGGAAAATGGAGAAGAAAGAAAAAATTCAAATCACGGAATGCAAAGCCCTTGGCAAGTTTTTCGAAAACCTAACTCCGGGTAGCATACATGAAGTATTAACTGCTCCTGAAGGCGGGAGAACCGAAGGCGGCGTATGGGTCATGGGTGTAGGTGAGCCCGTATTCGTATTGGACGGTGAATATAAGCGAGTGTATAATTCTTAAAACAAGAACAATGGAAAAAGAATTTAACTACGTACGCTTTTACACCCTGCTCAAGAAAATGCCCGGCGCAGAAAAGGAATTGCTGGTGTCGCAATATACGAACGGCAGAACAACACACCTGCATGAGACAACAATGCAGGAGTATAATACGATGTGCCGAGACATGGAGCAGGTGGCCGGCTATGACGAGCGCATGGAGGCTGTCCGAAAGGAACTCAGGAGAAAGCGCAGCGTGTGTCTGAAGCTGATGCAGCAGCTCGATGTCGACACGACGGACTGGACACGGGTTGATAACTTCTGCCTGCATCCGCGGATAGCGGGTAAGCCTTTCGGACAAATCAACATAGAGGAGCTGGAAGCGCTTTCCGTGAAGCTGCGGGCTATCAAACGGAAAGAAGGTCAGCTCCTGCCTCCACAAAGGCCAACCCCACCCCAGCCCTCCACAAAGGCGAGGGGGACTAAACGGGGAGCTGTGATAATGCTCCCGGCAAATCAATCAATTGAAAACTAATTTTTATTCAACATTCAACATTTAACATTCATAATTATGGCAACAAGAAAAAAGAAAGTAATCATCAGCGGCGTAAGCAGAGAAGCTGCCGATGAAGCGTTTGCAACCTATGCTAAGAGTGACGCACAGATTCAGAAGATCAATGCGGACATCGAGCTGCAGTGTGCCAAGATCCGTGAGAAGTATGCTGACAAGCTGGCGACCCTCACTGAGGAGAAAGACAAGGCTTTCGACACGCTGCAGGCATTCGCCACGGAGAACCAAGCAGATTTGTTCTCCAAGAAGAAGAGCCTTGAAATGGCTCACGGCACCATCGGCTTCCGCACCGGGACACCGAAGTTAAAAACGCTGAAAGGCTTTACTTGGGCGAGTGCCTTGCAGCTGGCAAAGAAGTTCCTTCCGTTCACTTACATTCGACAGACCGAGGAGATAGCGAAAGACAAGCTGCTTGCCGACCGCGACCTCGAGGAGGTTGCCGTGTACGACACCCCGACGGGCGATGATCGCACGGTCACGATGCGCGAGGCGATGGCAATATGCGGCATACAGGTGACACAGGAAGAAACCTTTTATGTTGAACCTAAGAAGGAAGACGCGGTGTAGGCGTTATATCGGATATATAGGTGATAGCATGGCAGCAATGGGGCTGTCATGCTTTTGCGGTTAAATGAATTGACAACAAAAATAATCTCAAAAGACGATGAAAGTGGACAATGAGCGCCGTCGTGGCGTGAGCTATCTCAAGCGCGTGGCCGACGTGAACGCGATATATCAGCAATGGGCGAGGTCAGGTCTCTCCAACCGAGAGATTTGGCGCCGTTATATTTATCCCGTCTATGGCATCAGCGAGCGCGCCATGTATAAGATGCTTAAGATTGACGTGAAAGTGCGCCGCGACAACAACGACTCACCCCGTCCACTTTTGCTCTTCGATTTCGACGACGATGGAAAATGATTTAACACAAGTGCTTGCCCGCATGATGCGCGACGTGCAGGTGGAGTTGAAAGATGAGTTCGACCAAAACTTCGCACGCCAGGCTTTCTTCACCGAGAAGTGGGCACGCCGCCGCAGCCCCTTGCGCCCCGGGCGTGCCACGTTGGTCGACACCGGTGGTTTGCGCCGCAGCATTATGAGCAAAATCACCCATGACGGCGTAACGTTCTATTCCGCACACCCTGCGGCCGACCTCCACAACGAGGGTGGAGAAATCAAGGTGACGCAGCGCATGAAAGGCTATTTTTGGCATCGCTATTACGCGTGTGCAGGCGGTTTCGGCCGCAAGAAGAAC